GGGCATATATTCTTGATTCTAAGTTTCTAATAAATCTTGCTAATGTTGTGTTCTCTGCTTCTCTTTCTAGCTCTTCTCGGTAAGCTTTTATTTCAGCCTTGATGGCTGCTTTTCTGTTGAACTCTTGGTTCTCTATAGTAAGGTAATGAGCTGAACTATTAATACCACTAAAGGAAGGTGATTTAAACTTGTGAACTATTTCATCTGCCACTAGGCTACCATTAACACCTAGCAACATTATTATAAATGTTGTTACTAATGCTTTCATTTCCATAATCTCCTCAATCTTTTCGTTGGTCATCTCTATCAGCTTTCGCTATCTTTTCTATATCAATCAAATTTGGTACTCCTAATAAAGTTTTCAAAAGTACATCTTGTCTAATCGTTTGGTTATCTAAAGCTCTAACTCGGTCAATCAAACTGACAATAATGCCATATTGACTATCAAGTTTAGTTCCGAGTCTTTGCTCCATAGCTGTTATTTGTTCAGCTACTTTCTCATCTACAACATCAAGTTTGGTTTCCATACCATCAACGATACGCATGATTAGTTTGTAAATAAACCAACCAAGACCTAAAGCTGCTGCTATAGGAAAACCTACTTGTTGTATTATAGTGACTATCTCTTCCACTACTTATCGTTTGAGTTTGAAGCTCCAAAGTAAAATGAGATAACAGCACTAGCTAAGCCACCTAAATAACCTAAGACAAGGTTAATTAGAGCCTCTGAGTTTTGCTCTGGTGGTTGTAGAGTTACTAAGAATATGTAACCTAAGAAACCACCGACAGTAGCTATACCCATAATACGAGCTGTCCAGTCTTTACTAAAGTTCTTTCTAGCATCTTGCGTATCTGCTATTTCTAATTTGTAGACATCAACATCTAACTCTTTCATCTGTAACTCAAAAGCTTGTTCAGCTTTTTTAAGTTCTAGCATTTGTTCAGGTGTAGCTTCTGCTACTGCTTTCTCAATCGCTTTAGGGTTGTTAGGACAACCTAGCACTTCAGAAATCATATTACCTGCCATACCACCCATCGGGCCACCGAGAGCTGTACCAAGTGTCGGAGCCACTGCTCCCACGATATTTTTTAATAAATCTTTCATTTAACTTCTCCTAATACCATTTCTTGTAATTCTTTACTTCGTCTCCCTACTTGTCCAAACCATTTACTATCTTCCATTTGTCGAGCCATTTCTGTCCAATCATAAGAACGACAGGCTATTAACATGTTTCTAAATTTACTTAAGCGACTAGCTCCTAAGTTAAAACACATATTAACTAAAACATGTTGTATCTTTTCTGGTAAGTTATAAAAAGCTTCTTCCTCACCAAAGACATGTATTGTTTCTGCCAAATGTTTATCAAAGTCATCTTTAAAATATTTATCGACAACTTCTTGGCTAACTGATGCACCCACTTCCCATTCATATTCAGGGTCATGAGGTTGGAGGAGGTGGCCTACCCCTAAGGTTTTTAAACCTAAACTATCTAAATAGACTTCAAGGACTTCACCTTCATGTCTTTTTATTTCTTGTTTACATAAATCAATGTTCATCTTCTTCTAACTCCAGTTCTATAGTATCTTCTATGGATTCAATAATCTCTTCTGGTATTTTTAAATCAAAAGTTTCTAAGTAATAGCTTGCTTGGTCGTGTAATCCGGCAACTTTTAAATCTAAACAAGCCTCAAACATATCACGATATTTTTCTCGGGCTAACCAAGGCTTATCAAATCTGCTACGATGCTTACAATCTAGTTGCCATGACTGGTCTAATTGTTTTTCTGTGTATAAAATCATTCTTTAAATAACTCATCCATTTGTAATTCAGCAGGAGACTTATCTGAGTAAGGCTCACCAGTTAATTTGTTAATAGTATCTGCTGGGTCTTCTTTAACATTAGGTATTGTCGGTCCTTGGACAAAACCACCTGTAGCAAAAGCGGTAGGCCTAGATTCTTTTTCTGATAAAGCCAAATCTGTTGCATATCTATCAAAATCCCTACCAAGTTTTTTTAAGTTTTGTCGCACTTCTTGTGGTAAAGCAGAATAAGCAGGAATATTTTTTAGCACAACTTCTCCCGGTCCTTGTCTATATAATATGGTATCAATTACATCAGCAGGAAGCGGACCAAAAGGTGCTTTATAAGTTGCTCCTAAAATACCACCACCAGTTTCTAAGTTACTTTGCCATCTTGAAGCATAATCAAGCGGACCAAAACCACCCCATCTTCTAATAGAATCTGATATCATTTCTCCTGTTGGCTTATCTAAACTTCGACCTTCACTTCTCACTGCATTACCTAAAGTTGCAACAGCAGTCATAGCTAACATTGTACCAAATACTTTTGGAGTAGCTATCATAGGATATCCTAAAGCTTCATTATAAAATCTTTTTAGTATGGTGTTGTTAAATGCTGCTGGATATTTAGCAAACTGGAATAGTAATTGTCCGGCTGGTGATGAAAATATTGTTGGGGTATTTGCTGCAGCTACTCTTGTGTCCATAACAATTTCTCTAGCAAAACGACTTGCACCTTGGTTTATTGTTGTTTTATAAAAGTCATCGTCAAATGCTTTATCAAAATCAAATTTATCATCTTTTAAATTTCTACGATAAAATGCTAAACCTTCGGTTTCATCAATACCTAATTCATTAATTTTGTTGATTTCATATTCTAGTCTTTTTTTATTAAGTTTTTTTACACCAGTAAAGTGTTTATGTAATTTACCTAAGCTTTTTAAAGTTATTTTTTTACCTACATTAAAAGCAGCTGCTTGTGTCATTGCGGTAAAAGGAGTTAATCCATTAGCCATAAAAAATAACTCTTGTAGTTTTTTAGCTGATGAATTTTCTAATGCTTCTCCAGTTAAACCTTCTAATCTATGCATAACTGCTTGTTCTAAAGCTAAACTACTTTCATATATTTCTGTCCAATAGTCATCGTCTAAATCTTTTAAATTTTTTGTTTCTTTACCAATAGTTCTTTTTATACCTTGTAAAGTTCTGTCTATGGTTTTACTAGTTTGTTTTTGAAAAGCTTTAGCTAATTCTTTTACTACCAAAGGAGTATCTTCTAAATCTACTCTTTGTAACATTATCATTGGTTCAGTAATACTAGAGATAGTTGCTAAAGGCAAGTGAGCCATTTGTTGTGATAGTTTACCCCAATCAGATAATTGTTGTAGAGCAGGATTTTCAATTCTACTTTTATCTACTCCGGTAATAACACCATATACCTTATCTGCTCGGTTTATGACTCTAGTAGCTTCTTCTTCAGATACCCCAGCTTTTGTCATTTCATAAAACATACCTGTTTCATCATCATCATTTCTAAGAAAGTTTTTTCTAAAAATTGCCCTATCTCTTCCTAAAGTTTTAGCTCTGGCAATAGCAGCAGAGGAAGCAGTAATGTAATCTTGAAGCACTGTTTTAACATCAGTTTCAATAAAAGGTAACATATCAACATCACTAATATTATCGAAAACTCTATGTTTTAAGAAACCATAGCCACCAGCACCTTGATTTAATTTTTCATATTGAAAAGGGTTATATTTTTGATTGAGCATATCTTCAATAATTCGGTCAGCCTTTAATTGTCTAGCTTTATTGATATCGCCACCAGCATCTGCTAAGAAGTCACGACCAAAGACTTCCATATCTCTTGCTAATGCGTTTTCCGGTACACCTTCTTTTAACTGACCATGGACATCATAATATTTCTGATAAGCTTTTTTAGGAACTTCATTTATAGGTTCAGCATGTTGGCCTTTAATTAATAATTTTTTAAATACTTTTTTATTTTCTGGGTTAGAAAGTTTGGTGAAATTTATTTTATGAGGAAAATAATTTAAAACTTTTTGTGTTAATAACAACAATCCTGATTCATTGGCTAAATTAAAATGTGTATCTAATATATCTCGTATTTCTGTAGCTGCTTTTCTAGCTTCTGGAGAAATGTCAGAACCATCAAAGAAATTTTTAGTAGCTTTTGGGTCTACGATAGCTGATAGTAAATCATTATTAGCCTTAGTGCTTAATGCATTATCTAAGGCTCCTGTTTTAGCTAATGGATTTAAGGCTTTTTCTAATCTTGTGATAGAAGTACCCCATAATCGACTATGAGTTTCATTGTAATCACTACCTCTAACTGTTTTTTTCTTCTTACGACCTAGCATCCAGTCCCAGTCGTATCTTATTGCAGCACCAAATTTAGAAAATTTACTTCCCTCATCTAATGCTAATTTATCAAAAACTCTAGCAAAGGAAGCAGTTGGCTTTTCGGTTAACAATATCCTACGAAAAAAAGCTAAAGGATTTTCTTCATTAAAATTTAATTCAACTTGCCCATTTTCTGTGACATCTTTTCGAGATGTAGCATCTGTGTGTTTTAAAATATCATTTTCATTATTATATTTTTTAACCTGATTAACATAACGATAGCCATTAGGGATTCCAAGAACTCCGCCTAAAACACCACCAAGACCACCTCCTAAAGCAGTTGAACCTAATACTTGCCCGTAATCAATACCTTCTCTTAAGCCTAAACCAACATCGCTTCTTTGGTTATAATAATCATAAGAGCCAGTCCAAGCAGCACCTTCAGCTGCACCAAATAAGGCAGACCTAGTTGTTGCATCATTAAATACAGCTTTCTCTAAATCTTTACTGGTTGTATATTTCTTTAAAGCTTCTTTAGTTAATTTTCCAGCTGCTGCTTTAGCTCCTAATGAACCTCCGAATGTAGGAATAGCAAATAAAAGACTAAGAGCATTAATAGGGTCTGCTACTACATCAATAGTAAAATCTTTAACAAAATCTAATCTTTCTTTTAGGCCGGACAATTTAGCATTAGCAAATTTATTTTTTAAATAAGTATAATCTTGTTTTTGTTCGTCAGTCCACTTACCTGTCTCAAAAGACCTTTGAATTGCTGAGCTTAAACTGTAATCGGCATCTCTTAAATACTCAAAAATATTTTCATTGATACCTAGACCTTCCATAAACCTTGCAGCTCTGGTCATAAACTCATCATTACGTTCTAAATCAGTAACACTATATTGATAAGGTAAAGGACCTTTATCTAATTCTTGTTGGCTATTTTGATGTCTATTAAAGAAATCTTTTTTAGGCTCAACAGTAACAGGTGTATTTTGATTACGTTGAAAAAAAGAAGAAGAAGAAAGAGGTTGTTCTTGTTCCTCTTCAATAGTTATTTTATTTCTAGTAAAAAAATCACTCATTATAAACTAAGTTCAAGTTCTTGTTTTCTTTGCTTTAACTGCCTTAATCTATCTTCGGTATCTTGAATTTGTTTTGGAGTTAATGCTCTACGATTCTCAAGTCTTTCTTCTGTATTTTTTATATCAGCTTCTATGCGACCTAATTCACTTCTTTTACTTAAGCCAGTAACAACTCTACCTATAGTTGTTGTCCCTCTATTTTCAATTAGACCAGCAATACCTGTCTCAGTCTCTCTTATCATTTCTCTTAAACGGTCTTGTCTAGCAAGAGAAATATCAGGAGATTCTAATTCTTCTAATAGATTTAATCTTTTATTTATAGACATATTATAGATATTTTGTTGGGCTTTATTCATCTCATTAAACTCTGTCTCAGTAGCTTCTTTAAATGGTTCGTCTCCTAGACCTAACAATTTGTCTAATACTTCATTTCTGACACCAAAGTCATTTTGATAACTTTCATAATACCTTTTCTTTTGGCTTTCAGTCATGGTACCTAACTTATGTGCTTTATCTCCTAACATAACAGATTGACCTATCAATTCTTCTGGAGGATTAAATAAAAACTCTAATTGTCCAGCCACATAGTCTTTTTCACTAGCTTGTGATAATTTGTTCTGTTCAACACTAGTATCTAAGCCTTCTTTTCTTCTATTAGCTATTCTATCGTTAAGATATTGTTTATAAGTTTCTTCTAGATTTAAAGCATTTTCAGACATTACTCCTTCTGCTTCATTAACCATTGAAGTAACAGCATCTAAAGTTTCAGGGTCAATATTTTCAAATTCCATTCTACGACCCAAATCTATAGGTACTTTGAAAACAACACTGCCATTTTTACTTTCTTTAGTTAAGTAACCTCCGGCAATTAATTCTTCAACAGATTTTTTATTTCTTGCAATAATACCTAAATCAGGTATTAAATTATTTGGGTCATTCTCTTGGTTATATTGTTGAAAAGCTGATAAGTAGCTTATATATTTTGCTAGTTCTGTTTTAGCATTGCTATTTTTATCTTCAATATATTTTGGTTTTCCATTTTCTAAAACAAGAGTACCATCTGTATTTCTTTGAGCAACCATAACTTTTATCTCATCCAATTCATCAAAAGGAGTAGAAGATACAGTTTGTTCAGGATTATCATATAAAGGTAATTGATACTCATTGTCAGCAATATCTTCAAAATTACTTTCAATTAAATTTTTCTGGTCCTTATCAATATTCTTAAAATATTTATCATAAACAGGTTTACCTGTAAAAAAGCCCATCCAAGGAGCTTTGTCACCCGTAGCCTTTTTCTTATAAAAATTATTTAAGTCACTTTTAAAATTAGTATAACTTTCATCTAATTTTTTAGATTCAATCATGTAATCTTCCATGTCAACTTCCATAGCTACTTGACTACTTTCTTTTTTACCAAAAACTTTTTTAAAAAGATTCATCAGTACACTAGTTTTACTAGGGTCGTTTTCAAGTTCTCTAATTTTACCTTTTAATTCAGCAACAACAGGACCAGCTAACTCTTCATAACTAGTAGCTTGAACATAAGGATTATTTTTTCTTAATTCCATTTCTTCTACAATTCTTTCTCTCTGACTGGTTACCCAATCTTGATAACCTTTTTCATACTTAGTTCCTTTAATTTTTCCTAAATCTTGTCTAGTAATATTATTATTTTGAGCAAAATCAGAAAACTCAAAATCGTTGGCTATTCGTTTGTTAATATAGATTTCTGGATTTCTATCATACTCTAGTAAATCCTGTTTTGTCTTCTGAGCATTTTCAAAATTTATTTCTATATTTTTAAACACCGGAATATAGGCATCTTTATAGCTTTCTATTTCTTCGGATAAATTACGACCTAGTTTTTTTTGATAAGCACTAAAAAATTCAGCACCTATAGTTGCAAGGGCCACGTCTTTCAGTTGCTTTTTATCGGTTTTTTTTCTTCTTTCTAATATACTTCCAAGATAATAACCAAAGGGTTGTCCTGACATATTATTATTTGACATTATTCTTCTCCTTTTTCTAATAAACTTTCTCTAATATTTGGACCAGCTTGTTTGACTCTATCAAGTAAGCCTTTGTCTACAACACCTGATTCTAATTTTTCTGGACTAATTTCTTTTTCTCTAGTTCCTGCTTTAATTTGTTGAAAAGCATCTTCAACTTCTTTTAATTTTTGAGCCACTTCTTCTTCATCAGGTTCATCAAGGTCATCGCCATCAATGTTGTACTGAATGTTAGCTTCTTCAGCAATACCCATAATTAAATACATAATAGGTTCCATAACCAATAACATCACATCAGGATTTATTTTACCTTCTGCAAACTTAGCATAAGCAATAGCTGTTGCTAAATCACCAACACTTGCTCCTTTAGATAATGAATTAATAATTTCTTTAACTGCTTCAGGTTGTAAAAGACTAGTTAGAATATCATTTAAAGCTTCTCTCGGGTTAGCAAACTCTGCTGGTTTTTCCCATGGATAAGGTTGCTCAGGGTCATTAGTTAATGATTGACCGGGAATAGCAGCTCCTCTACTACTAAGGTCTACTAATTCATCTAAGGCTGCTTGGTCATCTAATAATCTACCTTTTATTTTGGGATTATCTTCAATGTCATCTAAATTAACACCTGCATCTTGAGCATCTAAAAGAATCTGTTGAACAGCATCCGAAACATTTCGTGATACTACTGGTCTTGGATTTCTCATTTCTTCCATTATACCATACCTCCTGTTAGCGGTTGACTATACAAGTCATTTGATAAGTAACCTATATCACCAGTACCAAATGTTAAATTATTATAAGCATCATTTAAATTAACTCCTGCTTGAGCATAAGCAATTTCTAAAGGATTCATTTCAATACCTCTTTCTTCACCTAATCCAGCACCTACAGCTCCATATTGTTCTGGGTCACCTTGTAATTTAGCCATAAGATAGCCAGACCCAACACTTGTAGTCACTCCTCTAATAACATCTCCAGCAATAGTACCTTGAGCAAAGTTACCTGCTGTGCTTCCTGTAGTAGCAGCTCCTGTGACACTCGCTGGTGAATAAGTTGCAGCGACTCCTTCTGGAAGTGCTTGACCTGTGGCTTGTGCTAATGTTTGAGCTTGTAAGGCACCAGTGCCTCCTTGAACATCAATATAAGCTTTAGCTAAATCTAAATTTTGCTGTGCAGTCATTTGACCAATAACATCTTTAGATACTCCTGCTCCTTCTAAAATTTCTACAGCTTTGGTAGGGTCTACTAAACGACCTGATTTAGTGGTAAAACCCAAAAAGTCTGTAACTTTACCAGCTCCTGTACCTACAGCAGTTCCTAACATTTGGAAAGGTTTTGCTAATGTACCTATGACTGGAGTTGCTAATATCTTACTTGATGCTGTAGTCAACCAAGTACCCATGGTGGAACTTGCAAACGTGCCTCCAAAGGCTCCAACAGCCGCACCTCCTGTAACAATAGCTGCTCCGACAAGAGCTATAGTTTTAAGTAGTTTACTTTTTTTAATTTTCTTAAAAACTTTTTTAGCAAACCTACCAACTTTCTTAAATTGTTTTTTAACTTTTTTTACTAATTTTTTTAAAAATCCCATTTTATACTCCGAATACATCTCCTGTTATTGTTTTAATTAAATTCTGTATTGATGTTAAACTACTGCCATATCTGCTAGGGTCAGAAGCTAGAGCAGTATTAACTAACTGTGCTATTCTATTTTGATTATTCTCACCAGCTCTAAAATCATAATCAGCTTTGTCTCGTAACTCTTGCCACATAAAGGAGAGGGCAGTCTGAGACATATTGAAAGCATTCATAGCATTCTGCATATTGATAGCATTCTGGGCTGCTGTGTTAGCAGTATTTGCTTGTCTTCGCCATTGCACATTAGAAGCTTCTACTGCTGCAGAGTTTTGAGCATTGAACTGATTTCTAGCAAAATCTTGATTAGCATTAAACTGTGCTATTTGAGTTTTTAACTGACTATTAAATTTATTTAAGTCTGCTGTTCTTTGAGCTGCACGAGCTTCTGCTGCATTGTTTTGCGTAGCATTAAACTGTGCTACTGCATTAGTCTGCTGAGCATTAAACTGTTCAACTTGAGCTGCTAAGTTAGTATTAAACTGCATCATCTGATTTTCAGAAGTAGCATTAAACTGTTGAGCTGCATTATCTGCTGCTTGATTAGATAATATTCTTTGTTGCTCTTGTTGAGCTTCTATCATATAAGTTTGTTGCTCTGCATTTAAATTAGCTATGTCCATGCTTAAGAAGTTCTTAGCATTTTGTATCTGAGCCTGTTGAGCAAAGTTAGCTTCTGCAATATTAGCCTGTGAAGTTAAGACTGCATTTTGAATAGCTACTTGCTGTCTATTGTTAGCTTCAGTTAAACTTACTGTTTGTAAGAATTTACTATTAGATAACTCGGTTTGTTGGTCAGCAGTGAACTGAGCCATGTTCATACCAAAGACTTTATTAGCTCTGTCTAAACTAACCTGTTGTAATCTCTGAGCATCTGCTTCAGCTGCTTGAGCTTCAATAGTTCTTTGTTGTGATACTGAAGCTTGAATAGCTTGAGCATTAGATTGAGCTATTGGGAAAGCTGCTTGAATAAGAGTATTTAGTAATGAGTCTCGACCAACAGTAGAAGCTGACATCCCTCTTTCAGCTAACTGAGCTTCAACTGCAGCCACCGCTGGTCTAGCCCATACTGGTATCTCACCTTCTTGTATGCCTGATAATAGGCTATCAATCTGATTAGAAACTAAAGCATCTTCTGGTAAACCTTCAATGATACCTCTTTGTTCTTCAGTAAAATCTGTTAATCTATCTTCAAGAGCTTCAGGTTCATTACCTAATTCAATAATATCTTCTTCTGATAGTCCTGCTCTTCTTAATTGTTTCTTAGCTCTGGTTACTCGGGCTAAAGTTGTACCAACATTTTTAGCGGCATCGGCCATAGCTTGTGGACTTAGAACTCCAACAACTCTTTTAGCTAAAGCACCTTCTTCCATCTCTACTTCAGCTGGAGTAATGACACCGATACGGGCAACTTTGATAGCTTCAGCAATATTAGAGATTTGACCTTGTGCCATTTGTAAAGCAACATCTTCAGGAACTTTAACTAAGTTTTGAATAGTCTCAGCTTTTTGGTCTAATGGTCCTTCAGCTTTAGCTATTTGGTCAATGATATCAACAGTCTCTGGAGGTACTTCCATAGCCTCTTCATCAGGGACTGTAGTTGGTAAAGGCATTGGAGTAACTTGCTGACCTTTTAAAGGCACTGGATTACCTTGCTCATCTAAAATTAAATTACCTTGAGCATCTCTTTCAAAACCTAACTGAATAGCATCAGGAATAGTTATAGTCTCTGGCATCTCACCACGAGCTTGAGCTGCTACTTGTTCTCTTAGAGCTGCTTCTTCAGGTGAAGGTGTTGGCTCAGGTGTTGGTTCAGGAGCAGGTGTTGCTACTGGTGTTGGTGCTGGTGTTGGTGCCGGAGTTGGTTCTGGTTCTCCCGGTTCTGGCTCACCTCTACCATCATAACCACCATCACTGGTAGGTATCCAAGCATTACCATTCCAAATATGTTCTTGACCGGCAATAAATTTTCTATCGCCTACTTGAACACCACCACTAGGTGCGGGGGTTGGTTCTGGAGTAGGCTCTGGTGCAGGGCTAGGTGCTGGGGTTGAGCTTGGAGGTGGAGTAGGACTTGGTTCAGGTGTTATAGTTCCACTAACAACAGGTGCAGGGCTAGGTGCAACACCAACATCAGGTCGGCCTGTTTTAGTTCCTTTAGCTACTATATCAGATTTTGCAATCGGGTCTGGTTGTATATTATTATCAAAAATACCATCTCCAACTGAAATGTCATCTTTATTTAGCTCATCAATTTGAGCTTGTGATTCTCGTGCCATACGGTTCATAGCTCCTAAAGCTACAGTATTAAAACCGCCTGTAAATTTTTTATATCGTTCTTTTTTCTTTAAATCTTTTTTTCTTTTCCTAGCCATAGTTCTTCCTTATTTTACTTTACCTCAAATAGCCTATCAATCTTTTCTTCTAATTTGTCAAATCTTTCCATAACAGACTTCATAATATCTTTATTATCAGACTTTAAAACATAATTAGTTGCTACTTCTTCTCGGGTTTTATTCAATAGTATATCAACCCTCTTTAACTCTGATGCGTTTTGTCTAATGCTATAAAGCACTGGAGCTAACACCAGAGTTATAAAGGCATTCCATAATATTAAGCTCGATATTTCCATGCTTATTCAAAAGACATAGTTTCGCTAACACTTGATGGGCTTTTTAACTCATCAATTTGTGAGCTTAGATTGCTTTCTAGATTTGTCACTTCTTCACTACCTATCGCTAGTTTGACCCAGTTTTCTACGTCTGCTGCTGTCAAGTCTGCGTATTCTGTGAAGCTTGATAAATCTGATGTGTCTAGTGACTGGCTACCATAAACCTCAGCAGAGTATGGGTTCCCTTCACCATCTACGGAATCTGAAGTACCTTTCAGTCTCCAGTGTACATTGTAAATAACTTTAGACTTGTCATCCAGTGTTGGATAATAGTCAACCTGTTTACAATTCCATTCGTATGATATAGCCATTTTAATTTCCTCCTTTCAATAGCTTTATTTCACTCTTCAGTGACTCGATTTGTTCTTGTTGTTCTTGGATAGCTTTTATCAGTGGTGTTACTAGTTTTGAGTAATCCATTTGATAATAACCATCTTCATTTTGTGATACTGCATTTGGTACTAGCTCTTGGACTTCTTGAGCTATCAAGCCTTCATCAGACTTGCCATCTGCTTTCCAGTCGTAAGCAACTGGGTTAAGTTTGTTAATAACTTCTAAACCTCTGGCAGACCCTGTGATGTCTTTTAGTCGTGCATCAGATGAAGTGTTGTAAGCTGTGGCTGAACCATCTGTGCTAATGCTACCAACCTCTGAGTTTGCATATCTAAATTTAACTAATGCTCCTGTAGACGTTAATCTATTGCAAATTAACCCTTCACCACCACTTCTTGTTGCTACCAATGCACCAGCTGGTTCTAAAGTCAGTCCTGCTGTAGAACTTGCACTTGTAGTCTTACCAACCAAGAAGTTGCCTGAACTATCAAACCTAGCACGTTCATTTGCATTAGTACCGAATCTTAAATAGTTACTACCATGGTCGTATTGAATGTAACCAACATCATTGTCTAAGACATCACCAAACTTAAGACTATTAACTCCAGTAGTACCTAAAACTCCTAACCTTAATTCACTATCATTACCTGAAGGAGCCATTACTCTCACAATAGCATCCTCACCACTAATAGCTTTGACATTTAGTTGTGAATCACCAGCTGCTGTAGAACCATCGGCATCACCAACTTTAACGTGTCCTGAGACCTCTAAAGGTACAGTAGGCGAACTAGTTCCTATACCCCAGTTTTGTGTGCCAATAACACCTACAACAGAATCATTTTTAGCTATTTTTATAACATCGCCATCAGATGTTTTTCTGTTTAGATATAAAGGTTCTCCACCATCTCTAGCAAAAGAAGCAAAACCTGAAGCACCATCAAATCTAAAACCAACTGTAGCATTATCAACTACTGTTTTACCTATTAGTAGTCTGCCTGAGCTGTCTATTCTGACTTTTTCTGAGCCAGCGATAAACCATTTATGAGCAGTAGCTCCATTTCCATTTTTTGATATTTGATAATCAGTAGAAACAAATGAACCACTCGAGTCTCTTGTATTTAAATTTAATGACCCAGCAGCATTTTGAATAGCTGTTATATTATATGTTGACCCTGCATCACTATCTTGTAGTCTTATTTCTGGTGAATTTGTATCTGATATATGTAACTTAGCACTTGGCGAACTAGTTCCTATACCGACATTTTCAGAAGAATCTAAAGTAATTCCTCTTTCACCAACAGTTCCACCACCCCCATTTTGTATTTGTAACTTATTAGTTGCGTTATTTAGTATTATTTGTGCGTAGTTATCGTCATCAGTATCACCTAAAGCTAACTGAGCTAAATTTGATGTTGAAGTTGTAATTGCTAAAACTGCTGCTGCACTAGTGTTGTAAACTTGCAGTTTTCTACTTGGCGAAGTAGTTCCTATCCCTACGTTGCCTGAGCTGTCTATGCGGAGACGTTCAGTTGGCTCTGTACCACCACTTCGTGTTCCAAATGTTAAAGAAGCATCTCTATCGCCTGATGAATCCCATGCTTGTTCTTTGACAGCCTTTACAAAAGCTGCATCATTTAAACTTGGAGTATAGCTTCTATAAAGTCTAAACATTATTTCTGAAGCATCATTGGCAGCATCAGTTGTATAACCATTAGCTATTATCAAGCCTGTAGAATCTGCTGAAGATGTATCATTAATTTCCAACTTAGCAGAAGGCGAAGTAGTTCCTATGCCGACGTTACCTGAGTTATCAATCCTCATGCGTTCAGTGTTGTTGGTAAATATCATCAAGTGGTCATTACTTGAAGTACCAAGAGCAGCTAAAGAGCCTCCAAAGTTTGCATTTATTGCTAAAGTACGAGAACCTGCATAAGTTTGAAATTGGTCTGAAGCTCTTACTAAACCTACAACATCTAATGCGTGGGAAGGACTACTTGTACCGATACCTACGTTGCCTGAATCTGTAATCCTCATTTTCTCAAAACAAGAACCAGCAGCAAGTGCAGTAGAAAAAGTTAAATCAGTACCAGCACCAGTTCCATCCATTACTGGTGCAATAGCTGCACCTAAAGTAGCACCATTTGAGTTGGCTTTAGAAAAACCAAGCACTCCATAATAATTGCCATCTGTATATGAGCCTGATTGATGGCTTAAAACAATAGAATCGCTTACTGATGTTAATGTAGCACTATCGCTAGTATTCTTTACATGAAGTGTGCCTTGAGGACTTGTTGTACCTATACCTACGTTGCCTGAGGAATCAATACGCATATGTTCAGAACTTCCACCATCTCCAGCAAAAGTTAAAGCTGCACCAGAACCAACTGATATTCTTCCTTCTGATGTACTTCTTAAATAAAGACCTGTAGCATTTGAAACAGTATTTTCATCATTTAAAACTAATGCTGTGGTATCTGCTCCTGTATGGTTTATTTCTAATTTGTAGTTAGGGTTTGATGTACCGATACCAACGTTACCTGAGGAGGCGATTCTCATGCGTTCAGCCCCTGCTACATCAATAATTAAATTTGGACTAGAGCCTTCAGCATTTGCATCTACATCTATTGTTAGATTTCCTACAGAACTGTTAGCATTTATTATATGGTCAACATTTGTATTTGTATCTGTAAGCTGGATACGTGGGTCGGCTGCTGAAAGATGAAGCAAATGGGCAGGACTGCTTGTACCGATACCTACGTTGCCTGAACTGTCGATACGCATGGCTTCTGAGCCACTTGTAAAGAACTGTTGTGTTCCATAATTAAGAAGCAAAGAATCACTTAAACTAGCACTATTCTCTTGTGCTAATTGGAATTTAAGCCTACCTTGACCACCTACTCCTGCATACTGAGCATCTATTAATGCCCTAACACCAGCAGCATTTGTTGAAGAATCTTGTCCTTCAAATTCTATCTTACCTATTGTTTGTCCTGATGTTGCTGTTGTATCGGTATTTTCTATTCTGATTGCTGGGTCGGCTGCTGCTGAAATATGTAATAGTTGGTCTGGACTTGCAGTACCAATACCTACGTTGCCATTTGCTTGGATTCTAAATCTTTCTGGTAATGTTCCAGCATTTCTATTAATGAAAACCCAATCAGCATCTTCACTTGCTGCAGTTGTATCGGTAATTTCCATTTTAAAAATACCCATACTGGTTTCAGTACCACTTGCATTATTACCTTTTACTAATAAACCACCTATATCATCTGAAGCTGCAGGTGAAGCAGAATCTCTAAATAAGGTTAAGTATGGTCCAGCATCTGCTGTTGCATCTGTAGAAACCAAACGTCCAGCAAATCTGCTAGATGTGTTTATTTCTAAAATTTCTGAAGGACTTGCAGTACCGATACCTACGTTGCCTGAAGCATTAATAACCATGCGTTCAGTACCAAACGTATCGAATCTAATAATATCTTCATCGGCTGATTCTTCTACTTGAATCTTAGTATCGCCATCGGCATCTGAAATAGAATTGCTTGATATACCGCTAACTGAAGAATCAACGTAAGCTTTAATGGACTCTGAAGAAGCTAAGGTACTTGCAGTAGCTGTAGCAAAGGTATCGTCATCTAAGAAAGCTGTACCAGAAACTCCAGTATTTAGCACTGGGCTTGTAAGTGTTTTATTGGTTAAAGTTTGTGTACCGGTCAGTGTAGCCACTGTAGAATCTATGGCTAGTGTGTCTGTGCTGAGTGTTAAACCTGTACCAGCTGTTAGAGCTGTCTTAGAAACACTAATGGCTGCACTAGCATTAATATCGTCATTGACTATAACACCTGAGCTAATAGCTGCCACACCAGTATCGGCAATAGTAATATCGCCTGACACCACATTGTCAATCCACTTAGATGTTAAAGTATCATAAAATAATAGTGAAGCATCTGCAGGGGTTGTTAAATTAACATCTGTCAATTCTGATAGCTCATTAGCTGTTGCTACTTGAGCATCGACATAAGCTTTAACGGATTGTTGGGTTGGGACCAGTGTTGCTGAGTTTGAAACCATATCATCTTCATCAGCAAAAGCTGTAATGGTTATAACACCATCTGATAGGGAACCATAAGTAACAGTCCCGGTAGTTGTAATGTTTGATGAGCCATTGTCGATAGCTCCGAAGCCTGACGTAATGCTACCAGCATTTAAGGCTCCAACTGTTGTAACATTTGATAGCGTATCTAAAGCTCCTTCAAAGTAAGTTTCAAAGTCTGTTAGAGCAACTTGCTTCATTACTCCAGCATCGTTGACAACAACTCTGTCAGCATCTGCTAAGGTGGTAGCAGTGGCTAATGTGTCGCCATCTACAATGTTGAGTTCTGTAGCTGTTGAAGTAACTCCGTCAAGAATATTTAGTTCAGCAACAGTTGCAGTAATACCATCTAAGGTATTAATTTCAGCTGCTGTCGCAGTAACTCCATCAAGAATATTGAGTTCTGCTGCTGTTGAAGTAACAGCTGTACCATCAATAGATAGAGTATCAACTTCTGCTGTACCATCTATGTAAAGGTTTCGCCATTGTTTTGTAGCTGTACCTAAGTCGTAAGTATCGTCAACATCTGGGACAATATTAGAAGCTACATCGGCTGTCAAAGTAATACTATCGGTATCGGCATCACCGAATGTTAGATTACCAGATATGGTGGCATTACCAGTAACAGTCAGATTACCGCCAACTGATAAATCATTAGAGGCTGTAACATTACCTGTAAGTGTGGATGTACCAGTAACTGCTAAGGTTGAGCTAAGGGTTGTTGCACCTGTGACACCAAGAGTGCTGGAAAGAGTGGTAGCACCTGTGACACCTAATGTGCTGGATAGTGTGGTAGCTCCGGTAACTCCTAAAGTTGTACCGATTGTAGCAGCTTCATCAACTGTTAGAGTATCTATGGTGGCAGTACCATCTAAATATAAATCTTTAAACTCTAATGAAGAAGTACCTAAGTCTATGTCGTTATCGGTAACAGGAATTATTGCACCATCTGCAATATAAAGTTGTTGTACTGGACTACTAGATACTTCAACATAAAATTCTATGTAGTTGTTAGTAGTATCTATGACTACTTTATTATTTGGTGAAGTCTCACCAGCATCACCTATCAGTCCTATAACTGGACCTTCGGCTGCTGTGCCATCGTGTTTGTGTCCTGAAGTATTGCTAAATGCATTTACTAATTGATTGTATTCGTTGTTAAATAACGCAGCTGTGATGGTATCGCCATCTGCCATCGTACTTTGTCGTGTATAACCTGCCATAATTTTTTATCTCCTTCCTGATGGTATGTAGTCTACATAAAATCCATTAATAGTATAGGGTGCATTAGTATCATCACTTAATACCCTAAAACTGTTACTATAACCACTACCCACTAATGGTATTCTTACTAATGGTTGTTCAGCTGCACCAAATTTAGCTGTGCCAAATAAAGCTGTGCCAAATTTTGCTGGTGCTGGAACAGAGTCCAAAATAATATCATTAGGTTGTGGTGTTTCATTACTATCGTAATCAAATCTAACTCTAAGTGTGGGTTGCACATCGTTGTCTGGTCCTATAGACATTTTAATGTAATGTAAAGTTTTTAGTGTACCAAAATCACCATAATCATAATCAGGTGTTTGATACCTAGCATCTATATTACTACCATCAAAATCATCACCAGCATCATGCACATAAACATAACCTGTTTGTGAACCATGATAATGTTCTTCTACTCCAACTTCATTAAAAGCGGTACCTATTGCTGTAACTTCTATGCCTTTTAATTGTGACCATTGAAAGCCATCTGGTCTTAATGTTCCTATAATTCCTTCTTGTTGATTAGCATTTAATAATCTATTGGTATAAAACAATCTATATTGTGACTTGTCTCTATGTACCATACTGGTAATAACATAGTCATTAATGTTTCTTGCTAACGTATTAATTATTGGTTGTATTGGTTTAGATACTGTACCTAACTCAACGTCACCAATTCTTGCAGTACCAGCAACTGTTCTAATACCATCTGGTGCTAAGAATACTAAGTCACCGCCAATCTCTTGTATGCTATAGCCACTTAAACAGCCTACGTTTTCAGCAATAGGGTCTATTCTTATATTTGCTGAATCGTTTATATTGACTAATTTATGTAAGCTATTTTCACAAAACACTATTAAGTCTTCACGGAAACCTCTAATACCAACTATCTCATCTGAAATAGAAACAGAACCTGCTCCAACTCCAGTAAAGTTATTAGGATTATTATAAACACTATAATAAACTGTTGTCTCTTCTCCGTCTAAACCAGCAGCAATTAAGTGATGGTCATGTGAAGTAATATATTTTACAGGAGTTGAACTTCCGTTTGGTGATATTTCTTTTCCGTAAAAAGTTCTAGTATTTAAAGCTCCAGTACCTTCCATTCTAAATGAAAAGATATCTTTCGTGGAATTATCAGCAATAAATATTTCACCATAATCCATACCAGAACTTTCAAATAAAGCAAACGTTGCTTGTCCTTGTCCAGTTCTTACAGATGCTGATAAGCCTGTAAAGGTTGTATAATTATCTCCAGAACCTGATGATATTTTATTTATTTGTAACCAAGTAATGCCATCTTGGGTAAAATATAATGCATTACCAACAACAGCAATAACACCATCAGCATAAGGCATCACACCAAAAATTTCACTAGTGCCACCTGTAGGCTGTGTAGCACTACCTTCACCAAACTTATAAAAACCATTTATTCTGCGGTAGCCACCCTCTGTAGCCACTTCAAAGTTTTGTAAAACTGTTGCTGCACCGGGAGTTCTTAATAAGTCTATAGAGTTAGCTGACTTATTTAAACCACCACTACAGGCAACTGTATAAGGTTGTGAACGTGCCATAATTAAAAGTAAGTTCTATCGTCTGTCATATACTTAGGTTGAGGATTCATTAAGTTTGACTTCATGTATTTCATAGCTTTTTTAAAGTCCTCTAAAGCAAATGCTGCTTGTTGTGGAGATTCTTTAAATTGCCAAACATAATATCTTGCTCGTGAAGTTATGACATTACTATATTGTTCTGGGAGGACTATAGTGTCGTCATAAGCTGATAAAGCTGTTGGTCTATCAAAGGCATAAAAATGTATATTATATACTTTATCAGGTATCGGACTTAGTCCAAATTTTCTATTATCTGGAGATTTAATAACATATTTAGGCTCTCCATAGGCCTGTGTATCTGCATCGTCAGCATTTTCATTATCTCTATGATATCTTTTCCAATCAGCTAATGTTAAAAATTGTAAGCCTTTAGAAACGTAAGGTGCTGATTCTCCTGAGACATTAATCGTTGTCATGTAAAAATCATCCCAGTCTATTGATGCATAATCTGTTGTTATACTAGAACTACCATCTTTTAGTGTGTACCATCTAGTACCTGCTACACTAGCGACAGTGACATTCCCATAAAACGGGTCTGTGCTCCCACTAACTCCTGCTGAAAAAAAAGGCAACTGAGGCTCTTCGTTAGCAATATCAAATACTGCTTTATTAATAGAATCTTTCACAAACTTTTGTAGCCCTATAGCATTGGCAAAGTTTGCTGCAGTTAGTGGTACTTCATTAAGTTCTCTTAAAACTTCGTTAGTTATATCTAAATATGTAGTTGCCATTATTTTTTATGTTTTTTTTGTATTTCAAAATTAGCTGATAAGCTTGCTCCTTTATGAGGGACAAACTTACCAGTATGTTTCATAAGCTTATAAGACTTACCAGATTTCATCCAGTGATAGCCTTTAGGTGCTTTAACCTTCATTACTTCTCGCCTTCTATTTTCATGGTATTCATACCAGCCATAGAACTGCATTTCTTTTCCATTTCTTGAACAGAAGCATAGCCACCATGTTTATAGTTGACTCTACCGCCACCCATCATTTTTTTCTTTTTAGCCATACCGCCATACATTAATGAACTTCTGCCCATTTCATTTTTTTTAGCTTTAGGTTTTCTTGGTAGTTCTCTAGGCATAATAGGTTTTCTTTTTTTCATTTTACCCATTGCTCTTTTTAAAAATTTCATTATCTCTCCTATAAAAAATGGAAGGCTCCGAAGAGCCCTCCGAAGTATCGTTAGTCTACTAGGTAGAAAGCTGATACTAAAGCTTTTGGTCTAAGAACTTTAGCTCCATAGACGTGTAATCCTCTTACAATGTCACCGAAGGAATCAGGGTCTCTGATAACTTCTGTTGATGTAATTGTTTGAGCTGTAGATACACTTGAAATGTGTCCACATAAGATTTTACCTGTAGCAGTTGTAGGTGCTGCAATGTTATTTGATTTGTACATTGAGAACCCTCTTAACTTACCACTTGAAACTAAACCATTTCTGATTGAGCCTTGTCCAGCATTAAAGTCTACTGACAATAATTTTGAACCTGACTGTGATAGTTCTTCATAAAAACTTGGCGGAGCAACGAACCATCTACCTTCTTCAGGTACATTTTGGTCGTCTAATTTTCTAGCCATTCTAGCCATAAGGTCTAAAGCATCAACACCTGTTCCGTCTGAACCTAATAGGTCAACAGAACCTGACGCTGGCTCAACACCTGAACCTACTGCTGCATCTGTACCGATAATATTATCTGGTGAAGATGAAGATACTCCTGCGAACATCTTAGCTAAAACACCTTCGTCAAAAGCATCTCTTAATGAGTATGCTGCTGAAGATGTAGCAACTTCTTTGAAGTTCACGTGTGACATTTGACTTTCAATATCATCTACGATAAATTTGAAAGCGTTAGCTGTATCTACGATAAGAGTTGTTTCTGCATCTGTAAGAACTGTTTTTGTTACATCTGCTCCTCTTTCGTACTGATACACTGTAATTTCTGGTTCGTTAATTATCTTAACAGTATCTCCGTATCCTGAAATCTCACCTGCGTAATCTGTGTTTGTAATTGCTTCGACAACAGAGGCTTTCCTAAAAAAGTTTAAAACTTTCTTGGAATAAATTTCAGGCAAGAAATTATTGTTAGCAAAGTTAGAACCAGACGATTGTGCGAAATTTTCATCCGATTGGTTATAAGCCATTTTTCTTTCCTTAAATTATTATAAAAGTTTATCTTTGAACTCTGCCTTCAAACATGGCTTTACTGATTTCTTCTTCATATTTGTCGAATTCATCCATGCTCATAGCAGAAATCTCCTTAGTAGTCCAAACTTTCTCTTGCTTA